CTATGTTGATTCCGACTAAGGATACCAGTAAGTTAAAGACAGCAGATATTCCTGTCCATATTTTTCCAATGATGTCAGCTACTACTCCAAGTCCTTCTTTGAATCTATTCCAAGCAGCAACTAACTGAGTACCTATGATAGATACTAGGGCTGAGAATCCTTCTTTGAGAGCTGTTAGTCCTAGTTCTCCTTGTCCTCCACTAAATGCTTTCAGAGACACAGCAAACAGTTTCATTGGTCCCTGAGCTAACGCTCCAATTTTTGCGATAGCTTTAAACGCACCACTGAATGCCTTACCGAAGTTAGATAATACACTGGATACGTATGGAATTCTATCACCGAACAATATGAGGAATTCTATGATAGTTAGTAATCCACCCGTAGAGAAGAAACCTCCAACTAGTCTTACTGCTCTACCAAGGCCCATGAATGCTTTAGCTGTAACTTTTGCTGCTCCTGCAGCACCTTTAAGAGCTTTACCAACAACTGCGGCTCCTTGTCTGGGGGAACCTATCATGCTACGGATAGCGGATCCTTTGGCACCTTTAGCCATCCGACTTGATAATGCAGCAGCTTTACTTGCTTCTCTATATTTGGCTACGGATTCTGCATTTGTTGCTAGTTTCTTACCAGCAAAAACTTTAGCTAAAGCACCAACTTGTTGACCAGTACCTTTAACTAACATGTTGGCAAGAGGAGTATAAGCAGATTTGAATCCACCAACAGCAAAGGCAGCAATCCTCATAGCCTTAGCTAAAGCCATGAATGCTACACCTACTCCCAGAAGAGCAATAGGAGATAGAACAAAACCCAATGCTACCTTAGGATGTAACTTGATGATTGTGCTCATCGAGTTAATTATGCCTCGGAGTCCTTCAAACAATTGAATGAGACTAGCTTTTCCATCCTCAATTATTGTAAGAAACATTTCTTGCAGAGCAGACGTCATACGACGAATAGTACCACCAATTCCGGAGTCCATTTTAGCAGAAGCTAGAGAGGCTTCATTACCAGCACCAGCTATGGCATTGGTTAGTTCTACTAATTGATCGACATCCTTAGACGTAGGCAAGAACGATCGACTACCCCGTAGATTAAACAGACTGGAAAACACTGACACCCTTTTGATGGATGGCATGTTCTTTGTTGCTTCGTTTAACCTGTTTAGGGTGGTGATTAAGTCTAGACCACCAGAATCGTTCATAGCTACATCGAAGTTTAATTCTTCTGCTATTTGTGATGATTTCTTAGCAAGGTTCTGTAGAGCAGCATTGAATGAAGTACCAGCAATAGATCCTTTCAATCCTTTATTTGAAATTTGAGTCATAGCAGCAAGAACCAGAGGAAGACTTTCCCCTAATTCACTAGCTGTCGCTGAAGCAAACTTCAAACTTTCTGCTAGGTCTTCGACATCTAGAGTACCTGATCTGGAAGCTCTAACAAATTGACTTACTACTGTCTCTGCTGTTTTGGCATCTAGATTGAAAGCCCTCATAGCATTAGATGCGATAGTCGCAGCTACTGGGAGGGTGGTTCGTGTACCTCTAGCTAAGTCAAGTACAGCTTTGAGGGTGTTGCTGATCTCACCTGTGGTTTCTGAGAAACCTGCTTTGGCTAACTGAATGGATGCTTCAGCTACTTCGTGAGCTGTAAAGGATGTAGATTTACCTAACATCCTAATTCGTGTCTCTAATCCTTCAAATTCAGCTCTTTGTTGCTTAGATACTTTACCTAGGTGGCCCATCTTAACTTGAAGTTCTAACATCAAGTCATCGAACTTAGCAAAGTTTTTTGTTAGGGCACCAGAAGCAATAGCTCCAAAAAATCCAGTACGAAGTAAACTCTCTCCTACATTACCCAAACCATTAGAGAATTTATGCAGTTTGGAACGTATCTTGTTGAGTGTCTTATCTAGCCTGTCTTGAGCTTCGATAAGAATTACTGCTCTTCCCGCAACAACTCTTGCTCTACTCATTATTTTCTTTCTGAGATCTGCGAAAACCCTCAAATATTCCACTAACTTGACTATGCAAGTGTTGGGCTGCTTCTTTAGATGGGTTTACTGATTTGCGTTTGGGTAGTAATTTGGAGTTCTGAGCTGAGCAAGCGTAAGCAACCTGATCTCTATATTGAGCTTCATTCTCTAGGAAGACTATTTCTCCGAAGGATCTGTGCTCGACTCTGACTCCTCTGGACTCGAGTTGGAGGGCGATTGCTTTAAGTTCAAATTCTGAATATCTACGTTCTTTATCTCCTTCTTGAATTCCGTCCACATCTGAGCTAGAATCCCCTTCTTCAGGGGTCCTGAAAAATTTTGTACTTCTATCCAGAATGCTTCTCGAAACTTATCTACCTCCGTTCTTTCTACTTCTTTAATGAAACCTTCCCAATCTAGATTGGAACTAGGTTCGATGTAGTAGAACATGAGAGATAGGATTTTTTCATCGTCAAGATTGAGAGCTGTCATTAAAGATACAGCTTCATCTTCATCAGAGAACAAACGACATACGTGGATGTCTTGTTTTTCTGGGAGGGATACGATGGCATCGAAATACTTGATGTCGATGCGGTATTCTTGTTGATCGAATGTGAATTTTGTGGACATTGCGAGCTTTCTGCGAGTTATCTTTGGTACACTCTCTAGGTAGACTTGCTCAATAGGTATCAAACTATTGGCTGGAATTTCACCATTACACCTACTAGATGTCGTATTTCGAGAGGGAACCAATACGGGGTTAGGAAGTGGTATTGACTTTCTTGTCAATCGTCTTTTTGTTGTCGTTTGCTTTACGCTCTAGAAGAACAGCTAGGGCAGCTTCACGATTTATGGTGCACAGGCCGGTTCGTTTAAGAGCCAGCTTGCTTGACATTGGGGATTTGGTTAGTTCTCGTGTTTCCACAAGACGATCAACCAATTTCTCAGCAGTACCCATGTCAGTAGCATGGGCTAGGTGAGAGAATTGAACCGCTACTTCTTCTGCTCCAGTAGCTTCTAGTCCATGAATAAGAGCATTCCGCCTTTGTTCGGCTGGCATTTGTTTTTCTGTAGGTATCATCTTATACAGTCTCCACAAAGGTTGCTGGATTGTAATCTGCTACTGAGGATGCAACAGCTACTTCTACAGGACGTACCTTACATGCGTCAGTTACACATGCTGCTGGCTTGAGTAGGAATTGTTGACTGGCTGCACCAGATTCTGGTCCACTCTTTGACCTATCAAAGTTTCGGAACATTCCTCTCCATCCGTCACTACCGACATCGGCAATGTACCCGGAAAGAGCAACAACATCACCAGCTAATCCACCGGATCGCATAGAGTTCAAGAAAGCACATCCTTCGTATAGTTGGTCAACAACTTGTTCACCAGATACTTCGATGTCAATCTTTGACTCAGTGTACTGTTTTACTAGCTGAGCGGGGTCACGAACAGATCGTTCATCCTGATCTTCAGTTTCTCCAATCGAGAGATCACCTGTAACACCTTTGTGAAAAGACCAAACCGGAGTAGCACAATCTCCACCCAGGTTTAGGTAGAGACTGAATTCCAATCCTTTCTTGTCACATAGAGTTAGATTTGCTGATTGGGCCATTATAGTACCTCTGCAAGGGATATTTGGAATTGTCTAGGAATCTTACCTGAAGATATCAATCTTTTCAGTGTGTATCCCATATATGATCGTTCTGGATACTGCCATATCCCTTTACGGGATAAATAGACACCACCGAATTCATGTATGTGAGGTACTGGACTATCAAAGAAATCTGATCCAGGTATTTTGACAGGTCCGATGATTGCTGAACCAGCAGACCTGTCTACTATAAACTCAATGAGTCGGAGACCACCCTTAGTGTGAGCATGGGGAGGTGATCCAGGATTACTCGCATTTACCCTTTTCCTTATATTTCGTTTAGCACTTGTTCGTACTAAACCAGCAGTTCTATAAAGAGCTCTTAAACTACCAGCTTTGACAACTGTCTTTAACTTTTGGAAGTAAAAGATTGTCTTACTTGAGTATTTCATTAGCAGGCCATTTCTTCAAATTCTATTTCGGTAATGGAAAGGAACCAGCTAGTTTTCATTTGTACTTCTTGTGCTGGTTCTGCATTGATATCTGTGATCCCTAAATCCCAATTCTTTTTTAATATGTACTCGTCGATGTCTTCACGTAGATTAAGGACTTTAGTTACCTCGGTCCAACTACTGACATCCAAGCCTGTTTCATCTGCTGATGTGAATGGGATGGAGAGACACAGGGATATTGTGGGTCGTTTAGCCAGTTTGATAAGATTTTGTCTTCCCTGGCTAGCTCCCCTAGAGTATCCCATTACTACTGGAATTACATACAGGCCTTTTTTACCAGTCTCAAATATCGTTGAGGGATCTAATGCTGGGGTGGCAAGTATGTAATCTTCTGTTGTTGTTCCGACAGATAGGCCAGACCAAACATCATCGGGAGAGTCGTTGACATACGTAGCGATTGCTAAAGCTAATTCAGTTAATGTCATATTTCTCTTCCGTTAATATTGTTTGGATTACCACATCGTTACGTAGGGTGTCGTTGTAGTAGTACAATAACTTTTTGTCGGCCATAGCTATAGTGTAAACTGAATCTATCCACCAGATTTTTAATCCTCTATTGATTTTGATATTCTTATCGACTAGATCAGAACGTCTCAATATAAAATCAAAAAACTGACCACTAACATTCAGTCCTTGTTGCGTTGTCACAGTTCGATTGGCTGGTACGGTAGCCAGGATGGCACAAGCAGTTTCCCTAGCGTACCCAATAAGGATATCTTGAGATATCTGCTCATGCCTAAATTCCTGGAACCATGCCAACGCATCTTCAAAGTGATCACTCACTAGGCGGAGTAAAGAGTCGGTGCACCTGGCAGCGAAACAACCCGTACCCGGAGTGAATCAGCAGTTGCACAATTTAATTCATTACTACCATTGACTGCTGGTGTTTCAGCATGAGGACCGTAAGCACGACCCAAGATGAAACCGTTGGTTGGAATTGCAACTTGAGCAGCTCCAATTCCAGCTACAGCAGCACCACCTTCGATTGGAACGACTGCGGATAGGTCAGTGTTCCAATAGATCAGGTCATCTTGATTGATTTCGGCAGAGTGTACCAAACTCAACAAGGCATCTGTAATCCACTCAGCAATTACCGTTCCCATCTTCTGGGGGAGGATGGTGCGTTGTGCAATACAGATACGACCAGCAGCGTTGATTGGTTCACCAGCAATGATGGACGTCGTTGTGCTCGAGTTGAAGTAAGGGATGAACAAGCCACCTTCTTGACGAAGGATACATGGGATTGTGTATGCTTCCAGCGAAACTGGGTCAGCAACACGATTGGGAGTCGCAATAGGCATTTAATTCTCCAAAATGCTTTTAATTGATTGAAAATGTTAAGGTTGGGCGGATTAGCCATTTGCTCGGATAACGGCAGTACGCTCACGTTCGTTGATCTTGACATCCCAATAGCCACGAGTACCGAAACCAAGCAATGTGCCAGGCATGTCGATGGACTCGATTACAGGCTGCTTACGACCACGCAAGTAGGTGATTTCGTAAGGAGCGAATCGGAGAGACGAAGGCCACAGCATCCAAGTGCCAGAGCTAACGAATGCCGAAGCACTACCGAAGGCTGAAGTGTTGGCCATCTGAGGGAATACCTTGATGTCCAAACGTCCGTGCCAGTAGTTCTTATCACCTGTGACGGTGTCGGCAGTGGTGTTATTAACAATCTTATCTTGCTTGATGAGATCCCAAGCAGCTTCTTCCAAGTTAGGAGCAACAACCAACGTCCAACGCTCATTGAGCATTACGTTCCAGTTGAAGTCTGACTTAGCTTCACTGTACTGACGGATGGCAGCATAACGAGCTGACAAGTTAGCACGGGTGAGAGCAGTCGAAGTGAAACTGTTGTCAGCATTAACCCAGAAAGTGTTAGCTGCAGCAGCTTGCTTAAGCATCAGATTGCCCAACTGATAGTCAGGAATCATCATAGCTCCTTCAACCATTGCATCCATCAGGTCATCAAGGGCATTTTGGTCATCGTTGACAACTTCTTCACGAGTCATCGAGAAGATGCTACCATATGTTTCAAGACCCGTTTGGTACTTCTTCTGTCCGGACATGCTGAACAGGTCTAGCTTGCCGTCGTCAGCAACTTGCTTCCACATCTCACCACCAGTCACACGACGTCGTTCTGTCGTCCGGAAGTCTTTGTTGCTTCCTTCTTTACAGACAGTTGGTGCGAAGGGTGAGTTGATTGCCCAACGTTCGTCTTTGATGGTTTCTGCTACTTTCTTGAAGAAGTCAGGAAGATCAAAACCAGAATAACCGACATTTGAAATGTTGGTATTTTGGTTCTTGATGTATTTGCACATGTTCTCAACATCAGAGAATCCAGTGAAAGTACCACCCATGCTGTTGGCTACTGTAACCAAAGTTTCAATAATGCCCATTTGAGGCATGTCATTAGCTTTGTTTACAATTTCCTTGCCTAGGCTCTTCTCTAGGAAGTCGGGACTTGAACCGAAGGCTAGTCCTACTCGTGCAAGAAGGAAGTTCTTAAGATCAACCGACTTGTTCGATCCTGGGGTGGGTGGAGTTGGTAGTGCGTTGTTGAGAGTCTTGAGTTCACAAGCATCCCCAATTCGAGCATTGTCCCAATTTTGCTCAAGACCGTTCTTGATGATGTCTTCATGGTCTGGGTACTTGTTCATGAGAAGCATAACACCCAAGACGTTCTTACGGTCTAATGTGTCAGACATTTCATGTCCATCTACAGGTGTCACAACAGGAGCTACAGGAGCTACAGGGACAACTGCAACTGGTGCTACTGGTGGTACAACAGGATCAGCATTCGGTATTACAACGGGGGCTACAGGAGCTACTGGTGGTACAACAGGGTCTGCGGCAGGAGTTTGTGGGGTGTTTGGGGCAGCATTCTTAATCTGCATCATCATGTCCTTGTTAAGGTATTCAAAACTGGTATCACTATCACGTCCCATAGGAGTGACGGTCATTTCACGGAGACGAGTATTTTCAAAAATGTAAAGTGGAGCCTTAAAGTCTCTGTTGTTAACCCTTACGCTACCTTCGGCAAGATAGCTTAGTTGGTCGTAATCGGCTTTGAGACCCATGGAAGCTTCGAATGGAAAACCATTCTTAAGTCCAGTTACTACTTTGTCGGTCTGTTCTCCTGGGATGGAGGTTAGTCCTCTGCCTCTGATTGCTGACTTTTGGTCGGCTTTCAAGACTTGAGTTGTGTGTCCAACAACATCACCATGATCGTACAGAATTGGAATCTTCTGATTGACTTTCATGGTAGCAATATTGTACACTACTGGTGCATCGAATCCGTAATCACTTAGATCTACAGCATCTCCGCTATATCCTTGGAACGATAATTTTGCAACATCGTTAGTGACTATTCCCTTAGTTTTACATTTAATGTAAATGGGACTATTTGTTGCGTTGTTCCTCTCGCTGTTCTTCACGAGCATTAGATTCTTCCTCCTCTTTGAAAATAGCCTCGAATGCTTTGGTCCTTGTAGAGATAATCACTTCATTTAATTGCTCCCTAGTAATTCCCAAGGTTCTTGCTTCACGATCTAGTTCTCTTCGTGGATTCTTGCCCTTATCCGTATAAACTTCATATAGGGTTGCAGAGCCAGAAGCTAAGTCGACCGCACGAGCATTAGCTCGCTTTCCCGGATCAGGGTGTTGGAATGTACTGTCGTAGTTAAGATCAAAGCTGAAATCACTACGTCCTGTTGCAGGGATCATTCCGGATATAAGGATAGCTCTCGCAAACCACATCCTAAAGATAGCTCTAGGTACAGTTTCGAAGTCTACTCTGTCTATCTTGACTTTGTTTTCCCAAGGTTGGACATCGTAAGCCGCCGTAGCCATATTGTGTCCAGAACTATCACCTAAAGCAATATTCATCGGCATCTGGATACAACGGGCAGCAGCACCAATTACTAATTTAATGAACTGGGTTCGTTCATCAGATTGCATTGGGATATTTAATCCAGCTAACTTGGTTCCAGGCAACATCGTAGGAACCATGCCTGGCTCGTATTCATAGGATCCTCCAGGTATTGCTCCGTTTGTAATGTCTTCTGGTTTATAGTAATCAGGATCTACTTCGATTGCCATTGGAATAGAAGCTCTGAATTCTTCTCCTCTTACAATAGCGTCCATGAATCTACGAACTGAAGGGAACAAACAAAAAGCAGGTCCACATTCAGGTAGTCCACATATCATTCCTTCTTTAGTATGCTTGAACCAGATAATTGCTTCATTTGGAACGTTATACTTGTCGGGTTTGAAAGGATCGTTACCCTTTACGTAAATTGCTATGATGTCCCAATTGGAATCATATTCAATTCCGTCTATAATTCGTTTACCCACTTCCATTTGAAGTGGATTACATAGTTGAGTAGAACAGATAGCCTTAAAACCTAAACCAATTCCTGTGCTGTCTGCCTTACGTTGGTAAGGAATAGCAATTCCTATTCCAGTTCTAGCAGCTCCTCTCCGAACTTGTCGAATTACACTGCCTATCCCATTTTCAACTGACCATTCTCTCCATCTATCTTCTACTGTGTCATTGACTATATCACTTTTGTGATTGCCTAAGATAGATGGGATTGAACCCACACAGTGTTCAGTAAGGATATTTAAGATTCCAGTGTAGTAACTGTTATCATCATCCTCTTGGATAGATAGATCTCTAATGTGCTTTCTGAAATAGGGATTTGTAGATGCTTTATTGAAATCTCTCTTAGGTATTCTTCTAGACTCATCATCTATGTCGCTATTACTAACAAGTCTATGAGCAAGAGCTTTCAATCTAGCAATTGCAGTTCCCATTTTTTGGCCTCGCTATCATTGAGGGCATGTTTACCATTATAGGAGCTGTTTTGGCTCTGCTACGTTCCAGTAGTGCCTGGATCTTATTTGGATCGTGGTTTTCAACTTCCACATCTTTAGTCTTGATTACCTTAGGACCAACTGCTTTTTGTAGAGCAATTAGTTTCGCAAGAGCTTCTTCATCAGGTGTCATATTAGGTCCTTATGTTTGTTTTGCGACCCATTCAATTTGTTGTCTCGTAGTTTCATTACGAGCAACTGTAATTTCTTCTCCCCCTTCAGTTATTTCAACTGACCAGTTGTATTTTCCAGCTGTGAGGGTTTCAGTCTCTAGTAAGTCTAGTATGAAGTAGACTGTCCAGGTACCATCTAGGTTGTCGTAGGTAACACCGTTCGTCCAAATATACGAATCTTCAGTATTGGTGAAACCTAACTTACCTGTTGCTATTCCAGCACCAAAATCAGGGATGGCATCAAAAATTAATGTATCTGCTCGTTCATTAAGTTCATTATAGTCATCTCCAATAATAAGGTAGGTTACGTCTGTGCTCATGATAATACTTTCACATTAACACTAGTACGTGGTCCAGAATCTGCTTGTCGAGCACGTACCCAATACGTTCCCATACCTCCTAGAGTTATGGCACCGGGAGTTTTCATCCTAGCTCCGTCGTCTGGAACTGCGTAGTCAGCAGCAGTGTCAGTGTCAGCTACTTCAATTAAGATAGTAACTCCATCCATAACAGATTGTTTTGAGATGTGAATAGAACACGGACCTGAGACTTGGCTACCTGAGCTAACACCATCTGCAGTGCTAGTGGCTAGTAGTACGGCCAAGATTATTCTCCTTCTCTAATTACAAGATATTCTGCCAAAGTTTTGATTGTAGCTCCAGAGAAGACCCAAGTAGAAGCAGCATAAGGTCTTCCTCCTGCAAGTCCGCTCTGATTACTTCTGTACCACTTGTCCCCAATAAGTTGAGGTGCTAGATCAGAACGAGTACCTATTGACCAATCAGCCCAAGTGGCTACAGTGATTACAGGATCGTCTTCCGGGTCTTCTGCTGGGGTGGATATGGTTCTGTCAGGGAATGTGGCTGGTACTTCGTCTGTGAGGTCGGTTATTTCGAACCATGCTTGCATTCCTTCAACGTTACCGCCTACAGCAACAGCTAGTTGGGCATGACCTAAAGTTATGAAGGAAGAATTACTGATTGGAAGAACTTCAGCTAGATCTAGTAAAGTTGCTCCACGAGTAAGTGGTCCTCCACCCAAATCTAGGTCTTGTAGGTCTTCCCAAACAGGATTATTATCTCCTATTTCCAAGGAAGTGTTTCCAAGAGCAGCATTTAATGCTCCCAATCCTTGTGCTGGAGTACCTACAGGTATTTTACGGAAAGTAGCCCATGTTGGAATTTTGAGGATGATTGCCATTATGTGATTGCCTTTGGGGTTGTGCTTGTTTGAACAGTTGTTAATTCTGTTCCTGTTAGGATTTCACTGTAGTGAGATATTTTGTCAGCTCCAGCAAGAACACTGTTACGAGTTAGTTGTCGATGGAATGTCGGGTTGGTAAGGTGTACTCGTTTCACTGTTGGGTTAAAGACTTGAATTGCTTGTGTCTTATTACCAGCCGCACCAGCACCGACTGTGAATGAGCCATTACCAGCCTGAGTGACATAGGTTCGCATTCTGAACTTGGCTGTGACTAATGCTTCTGTTGATTCAACTTCAACATCATCTAGAAACCATTCATAGGTGCTACCAGCAACTGAGAACATGGAACAAATCTCACTCATAACCCCGGACCCAGAAACCAGCA